GAGATTTTAAGGAACTAAAAATGGGAAACGTGATAAAATTCCCGAAAAAAATGAGAAAACAAGAACAAACTGGATATAGGATAAACCTCTATACAGAGGAAGACATATTAGTGGTTCTGACCTGTCTTAACTTAACTGATGATTTAGACGATGATAAGAAGTGGATTAGGAAAGATTTGAGAACACTAGAACCAGAGTTTGTAATAAACAAACTTGATATATGCCTTGATAGTCCTATCCTATCAGATTCTTTTAAGAGGGAAATAAAACGAATTATTTCTTCTGTGGAAGTTCTTCCATTATCTGTTTTGTACGCCTCATTTTAGATAAATAAAAGTGATGGTAAAAAACTTAGAAGAAATCTCACTTCATATTCACGGTATTCTTCCGTGGACGATAACCAACTGCACTTTAAAATAAAGGGGGGACAATATAGCCTGAAATTTGTCATGTGATTATCCATTCACTAACCAAAGGACAACAAACTATGCCTAGGAAAAAATCTGCACTTCATCTAGTGGACGAACAAACTCAACCTAAACCAGTATCAAATGGTTGCAAAATGAGAATCGAAGACTTGATAACAGTAGATGCTATGACCGAAACACAGGGTCAATTCTTTTCACAATATTCTTCAGGCGCACAGGCAATGTTACTGCATGGGGCAGCAGGAACAGGAAAAACATTCATTGCGGTGTACAAGGCCTTAGAAGAAGCACTCCAACGAGGGGGATTAAAACAAAAAGTTGTCATTGTAAGGTCGGCAGTTCCGTCAAGAGATATCGGATACTTGCCGGGCGATGAAGTTGACAAGTCAGAAGTCTACATGTCGCCATACATCTCAATGTGCAATGAACTATTCCCAGAAAAACAAAATCCATTTGGAAGATTAGTCGAACAAAAGTTCCTTTCTTTCATGCTTACATCGTTTGTTAGAGGTATTACACTTGATAATTCTTTGATTATTGTCGATGAATGCCAGAATATGAACGATATGGAGCTAAATTCCATCATTACCAGAGTCGGACATAATAGTAAAATCATATTGTGCGGAGACTTTAGGCAAACAGACTTGTATAAAAGAGGAGACATGTCTGGATTGCAAAAATTCATGGTAATTGCTGAAAATATGCCATCTTTCAAGATAATTGAGTTCACAACTGATGATATCGTGAGAGGTGACCTAGTAAAAGAGTATCTTTTGGCAAGAATACAGTATGAGGACACTGTAGCCGCTTGACAGTAGCCCTAAAAATAGGGTATAATTATAGTATTGATTGGAAAAGTAGTATATTATGTTTACACATGTTGAAAAACACGAATTCCCTAACCTAAAAAGGGAGATTCACGAGGGGAAAAGAGTCTACACAACGGAGAACGGTGACAGATACCCCTCTGTCACCACCGTTTTGGGATATAAGACCAAACCCGCCATAAAAGCATGGCGAAAGAAGGTCGGAGAACAGACAGCGAACAAAATAAGCCGCCAGGCTTCTGTTCGTGGGACTAAAGTTCACACCCTCTGCGAAGACTACATCAACAATGAAGAGTCTAATACCGATAAAATTACCTTTGTTGAAGAGAATATCTTCAATCGGATGAAGACCTACATCGATAGGATTGATAATGTTCACTGTTTAGAGCAATTCTTGTTCAGTGAACACCTTAGATTGGCTGGTCAAGTTGACTGCATCGCTGAATTTGATGGTAGACTGTCGATTATAGATTTCAAAACTTCCGCTAAACTCAAAAGAAAGTCATACATTAAGAATTATTTCGCTCAATGTTCCGCTTATGCAGTGATGTTTGAAGAAAGAACAGGCGTTCCTGTTGACCAAACTGTAATTATAGTTGGTGTCCAAGATGAGGAACCGCAACTATTTGTTGAAAAACGTGATAATTACATAGATTATTTGCTGGAATGTAGAGATTTGTATGAAGATCATCATTGACATCTGCTGCCTAGTGTGTTATTATAAATACTTAATCGGTCGTTGAAGTGGACTGAAAGGTTGTAGGACGGGAGTGCGATTCTCCCCACCTCCACCATAAGGCCATCCATGATAACTGAACAAGCCATGGGTGGTTTTATGATGGGGGTGAACAGGTTCGACTGCGATTGTATAGGACAAACCGAGACTGATTGACTGGCAAAGAGCCACCATTATAAACGCAAACGATGACGTTTATCTCCTAGCTGCTTAAGTTAGGCGGGGTATGGGTTCCACCTTGTTATCCAACGGGCCTCTTACAATAGAAAGGAGAAATCTAATGGATGTCCAAGAGATTTTAACTTATGTAATTGGAAGTTTGTTATTACTAGTCCCAGTGACTAGTGACCTTAAACCACCGATACAAGAAGTTGTGGTAGAGGCTGAAAAAAGAGTGATTTTGGATGAGCGAGATGTTGCTTGTTTATCCAAGAATATTTATTTTGAAGCTCGTGGTGAGGACACTGAAGGACAGATTGCGGTAGCTCATGTTACCTTGAATAGAGTTGAACACAAAAAATTCCCAAATACGATTTGTGAAGTTGTTCATCAAGCAAAGGTATGGGATGGCCATCCTGTCAGATATCAATGCCAGTTTTCTTGGTATTGTGATGGTAAGTCTGATGAGATACATGATTGGCGTTCTTATCACGCAATAACCGAAGTCGCTAGGATGGTATTGTTAGGTTACATTGAAGATAATACAGATGGTTCGACATTCTATCATGCAAATTATGTCAAACCCCATTGGTCTAATCATATGGCTGTTGCGGTGATACACGATAAACACATATTCTACAGGATGCGTTAGTGTCAACACACAATTTTATAGTTACTGGTGGATGCGGATTCATAGGGTCTCACTTAGTTGAGGCTTTACTTCTCCATGATCAGAATGTTTTGGTGGTTGATGATATGTCGAGGGGGTCACACATGTGTGACCATAAACGCATAAAATACTTACATCAAGAGGTTCAGAAGGTTATTCCCTCTGGAACTTTTGATGCTATTTTTCATTTAGCTGCCACTCCTAGAATTAGATTGTCACAAGAACATCCATATCATACAATATCGAATAACATTAGTTCTACTACCGCCGTTTGTGAATGGGCTAGAAGAATGAATATACCATTGTTTTTTGCTGCCTCTTCTAGTACACAGTTCATTGATAGGATGCAAAATCCTTACACTTTCAGTAAAGATGTTTGTGATGATATATTAGAATTGTATAGAAAACTATATGGTATCAAGTATCATGTGTTGCATTTTTATAACGTCTATGGCCCTAGAGAAGCGGATTACTCCCAATATAGTACGGTGATTAGGTCTTTTAAAAAATGCATAGAAAAAAACGAACCGCTTCGTATATTTGGTAGCGGGAAAAAAGAACGAGACTTCACACACGTTTTTGATGTCATAGATGGCATTATGAAACTACTCACAGAGAAGAGAAAACCACAAGACATTCATTTGGGTTCTGGCAATCCAAGGAGTATAAGTGAAATCGCTGATGCTTTTGACCATCCTGTAATTTACGAATTTGATAGAAAGGGTGAGGCAGATAGAACTATTTGTGATGAACCCTACATAGAACCAGAGTACGATGTTATTCGATACTGTAAAGAGTGGAAAAATAATTTTCTTCTGGAAAAGACAATGAAAAAAACTGAGCAAGAATTTAAGGAAATAGAGGAAAGACATGCCAAGATTGATAGTAGATAATGATATGCCTGTTGAAGAACAACAGACAGACCAATTTTTGATAACCAAGGAGTTTTCTACTTCTACTGAATTTTCGCAATTCATAGAAAGGAAAGCTAATGATGGTGCTGGTTTCATTGATGTTCTCGTGGATTACTGTACTAGAAAAGAGATTGAAATTGAAAGTATTAAAAAACTTCTCACCCCATCTCTGAGGGAAAAGATAAAGGTTGAAGCACAAGATTTGAATCTCTTGAAAGAAAAGAAAGGCGCTAAACTGCCAATATGATTGAACCATTTGAGGTCTATAAATTATACCTCGCAGTCAAATTGCACTTCACTAAAAAAGACTATGATATTATAAAGTATCGTGGCAAAGTGAGAATAAAAGAAGAAACCTACAAAAAAAGAAAAGATTTGGTTTCTATCAAAAAGTTGGCAAGAGACTATGATAGAGAAGAGGTAGTAAATTTTCTAGTGGCAAATTTTGTCTCTGGTGAAAGATGGGGTGGTCTATTCGACACAGATGCGGCTCGTAGATATAAAGAATGGACGGTTCGTAAGAATCAAAGAGAATACAGGTTCCAACAAGATGTATCTAAAATACTTCTAGAAATGGAAACCAAAAATATTACCAATCCTTTTATTGAAAAAAATGGCGAACACCCCTTGACACTTAGGTTGTTTTTTGGTAATATAGTAAGTATTGAATCAGTTGTTATTTTAGATAAGATTTACAACTGGTGCGAACAACTGGATGATATTTTACTTGATGATACTGTTCTACTAGTCAAAAAATATCGCCCTTTTGTAAAAGTAACAGATAATATGAAATCTGTTGTAAATCCACTTAACGATGTGTTATAAATAGAAGGTATACATCAATGAGTAGCAAGAACGCCTCTCGTGAAAATCGAGGACGCCGTATGAGGAGAGTTCCTAGTGATGATAGAACTAGGCTTGACAAGTACAAACATCTCGTGTATAATGAAGATGTATATGATAGTGAGGAATTCTTAGAAGACCTCGCTACAAAAAGTAGAATACAACGCAAACCAAAAGACACTGTATAAAGGAGAAGTATATGTCGTTTAATTCAATTTCTGATCTTAGAAAATCTCGTGGCAACATTGATACACTACTTGCACAAGTAGAGAAGATGTCTGCTACTACTACCACCGAAAGTAAAGACGAAGGCAAGGAGTGGAAACTCCAAGTTGACCAAGCAGGCAACGGTTCTGCCATCATTCGTTTTTTGCCCGCTCCCAAGGGAGAGGATATGCCATGGTCTCGTATTTGGACTCATGGTTTCCAAGGGCCTACTGGAAAGTGGTATATTGAAAATTCTTTGACCACTCTTAACCAACCTGACCCAGTTTCAGAACTGAACACTCAGTTATGGAATACTGGTGCGGAAGCAGACAAGGACACTGCTCGTAAGCAGAAACGCCGACTGTCTTATTACTCAAACATTCTTGTTGTGAGTGACCCCACCAACCCAGAAAACGAAGGTAAAGTTTTCTTGTTTAGGTATGGTAAGAAAATCTTTGATATGGTTCAAGATCAACTTAAACCTGAGTTTCCAAATCAAGACCCAGTAAATCCTTTCGATTTTTGGGATGGTGTTGACTTTGCACTCGTTGCTAGAAATGTGGCTGGATATCGTAACTACGATAAGTCTAAGTTCGCAAGTACGACTCGTGCTGTTGCCGAGTCTGACGAGGGCATTGAAGCAATCTGGGAACAACAACACTCACTTGCTGAGATTGTTGCACCAGACCAATTCAAGTCTTATGATGAGTTGAAATCAAAACTCAATTTGGTTCTGAAAGGTGCTGTTGTATCGGTATCATCTCAAACTGATGACTTGGAAGATGACGCTTTCGTCAAGGAAGCATCTTCTGCTCCAGAAGTCACCATCACTGGTGGTGCATCAACTGATGATGGCGATGCCATGTCTTATTTTGCCAAGTTGGCAGATGAGGATTAGTAACTAACTCAGTTACATACTCAGGGCGCCATAAATAGTGGCGCCCTTTTTTTATCTACAGTATTTTAATGCATGGTTTAATTTTTGGTGGACAGCTTGAAGATCTGGGGTTGGAGTTTGACCCATCTCTAGTCAGTATTCGTAGGTCATCTGGTGGTCACAAAATTGCCACTTTTCTTAGAAGACATGATTACGATATTGATGTCGTTGACTATGTTCACAGATGGGACATAGAACAACTAAAAGCGTACATTGAATCTAAAGTAACAGACAAGTGTTTATTCTTTGGATTTGGTTCCACATTCTTTCTAAATACTCCCACGGTTCTTTCTCTCTGTAAATGGTTGAAGGAGAGGTATCCTCACATCCCGCTTGTTGCTGGTAGTCAAAACCATTCCATGATGGAACTGGAGATGGATTGGTATATCTACGGATACGGAGAAAATGCGATATTAGCCCTCTTAGACCACTTTAGAGGGGGGCCAGAACCTATTCATATGAATCGTATGATAAACTGTTACGTTAATTATAAATCGTTCCCACAGGACGATTTGACTGTCTCATATCAAGAAGATGACTTCATACAACCCAGAGAGATACTTTTACTTGAGTTTGCTCGTGGGTGTAAATTCAAATGTAAGTTCTGTAGTTTTCCTGTCCTTGGTGTCAAGGGTGATTACTCGCGTACAGCAGAAAGTGTCTACGATGAGATGTTACGCAACTATGATTTGTTTGGTACAGAACACTATATCGTCTTAGATGAAACATTCAATGATAGTTCACAGAAGATTGAGAAGTTTGCCAATGTAATAGAAAAATTACCCTTTACACCTAAGATGACTGCTTACATTCGTGCTGATTTAATAACCAGTAAGAAACAAGATTGGGACAACCTTATCAAGATGGGCATCACTTCACATTTCTATGGTGTTGAAAGTATGAACCATGAATCTGCGAAGTCCATTGGCAAAGGTATGGATAGTGGTAGAATACAAGAAGGACTGTTGGAAGTAGATGAATATTTTAGAAAGAATGCTGGGTTCTATAAGGGACACATATCTCTTATAGCAGGCCTCCCACATGAGACCATCGATACACTGAGAGAAACTGGCCAATGGTTATCTAACTATTGGAATCAAAATAGTTACCACATGAATGTGTTGATGATAAAAGATTTGGAGAGGAATACCGAGACTCTTAATCACAATTCTGAGTTTGATAAACGGTGGTTTGATTATGGATATCGCCGTGAGATTATTCCCTTGGACGATATTGATTGGTCAAAGAGTAGGAATCCATATTACAAAGGTTTGTACGATTATGTGAAGTCCACTGGATATTATCTATTCTGGAGAAACGAACACACCACATTACACGAGGTGATGCGGTTTTGCGCTGAAGAGTTTAGTGAATATCAGGCAAAGAATCTTATTGACCCATTTATGTACGACAAGTTTTTTATTGACCCAGATGTAAAATGGGAAGACTTTGCTACTAAGATTCACATGGAGAGAAGAACAGAACACGTTCTCAATCATATTGATAGTTATATTGAAAAGAAAATTAGAACGGCGGCCCTAGTGTAGTTCTAAAGTTTCTGCCAATCATCGCTTGCTCAATGACATCAAGTTGATTGGGCCCAACATGCATAATTTGCCCTTGATTATTGCCGCCAGTTGTCGTTGTACTGTTATCAACAATATTATTGACCGTTGCTGGTTGGTCTTGTCTTGAAGCTTCCGTGGTAGCAGTTTCTATGTCATCGCTACCCGATACTAATTGAGAGGCGCTATCTGCCAAGGAAGCACCAGCATCAATTGCTTTGTCTATGAGTCCCGGCTCTGGAGTGTACCCTGATATTTCTGCAAGTCTGTCAATCAATGCTTGTGATTCGGGGTCTAAGTCCATTAGTTCTTCAGTAGCCTTTGTTGCGGCAGAGTCACCTAGTTTAGAACCTAATATACTACCTGTTGCAGCACCGCCAATCACTGTTAATCCATAAGCCAATACTCCCAATGGCCCACCCATCAACATTGGGGAAGCAGCTGCAGCTGTTGCTTTTGCCGCTGTCATACCACCCAGAAAAGCACCAGTACCTTTTCCAATAGACCCAGCTC